CAATGGAAACTCGTGTTCACCTGCCACGTGCGGGAGTGCATGAACGGGCTGTAGCGCAGTTTGGTAGCGCGTCTGCTTTGGGAGCAGAATGTCGCAGGTTCAAATCCTGTCAGCCCGACCGGAGCCCTTGGAAACATTAGGTTTTCAAGGGCTTATTTTTTCCGTCGAAAACAATCCGCATACAAATGCATACAAACGCCGCGGTACCTCCATGCCCGATTCACACGAGTTCGCGCTCGCGGAGGGCTCCGATCGCGTCGGCCACGTCGTCCAATCGTTCCGGCCAGAGCGCCGTGTATGTGTTCAATGTGATGCTGGGAGAGGAGTGGCCGAGCTGCATCTGCAGGGTCTTCACGTCCGCGCCCTGGGCGATCGCGAAGCTCGCGTATGTGTGGCGCAGACTGTGTATGGTCACGCCCGCGTCCTCCATGCCGGCCGCTTTGACGGCCTTGTTCCATATCCTTGTCCGCCACGTGTTCGTCCAGACGTTCCCGCCACGGGTGGCACGGAACAGCCAATCGTCATCACCCATGCCATCCATCTGCGCCTTGATCTGCGGCATAAGGAACCGTGGTATCGCGATGTTGCGGGCCTTTCCGTTCTTCGGTGTGCCGAGCATGCTGCCGCCGTGCCCGTCGTCAGTCCATGTGCGGCCTATCCTGGCGCGCCGCCTGTCCACGTCCACGTCACCGACCTTGAGGGCAAGCGATTCGCCTATGCGGCATCCCGTATAGGCCTGCCATCTGACCAGCAGACCGTCCACCGGCTTCCCGATCTTCTCCGCCTCGTCCGCGAGCAACTCGACCTCGCGGACCGAGAGGAACACCATGTCATCGTCGGAGACGATCTTCGGCACGGTGACCCTGTCCACAGGATTCTCACCGATCCACCCGTTCGAGACGGCGTAGTCAAAGATGCCCTTGAGGACGACTTTCATGATATTGCGGATGCTTCTCGCGCTCAGCGGCTTCGAATCACGCCCGTCCGGCAACGCGGCCGGATAACCACCGTCCATGAGCTGGCCGACCCACTCCTGCAGCATGTCAGGGCGCAGCTCCCGCAACGTCATGCCACCCCATTTGGGCAGGATGTACAGGCGCAGCTCCCTCGCATACCGGCCTGCGGTGCCGGGTTTCAGATCAACCTTCGACGCGAGCCATTCGCCGGCCACGTCATCCAGGACACGAAGCTCCTGACGAGGATCGCGGTAGCGTCCCCGCCGGATGTCGTCCTCCATGGCCGCGGCATATTCCTGCGCTTCGGCGAGCCTGGCGAACTGCTTCACCCTCTGCACACGTCTACCGTCCTTGACGATGGTCCAATGACAACGCCAGCGCATCCCGACTCCATAACGGCTTTTACGCCATTTCTCAGGCACATTGGCCTTCATCGGATCGCGTGAGTTAGCCAAAGAGCGTTTGGCCGCGCGACTCGGCGGATTGCCATCATCGTCATTCTTGAGCCACAGATCATCAATGGTCACTTTCATGGCGCTTCTTCCCACATGTTCTTCACCCCGGCGCTCGCGGTATGCGGGTGGCCGGGGTCATTTTTTATAAGGAATCCGAAGGGGTATAAGGCTCTATAAGCACGTATAAAGGCGTATAACTATTGCATGCACACGCCGGAATCATGAAGCAGCTGCCGGTAGTCCATCAGCACCTGCACCGTCACACCCAATTCGACCGCCATCGGCCACGCCGCGCCCTCATAAATCTCCTCGGCCATGCCGTAATCCACCGGACTGATCAACGCCAGCGCGGTCTCCCTACGGCAACGGCGCTCGCATTTGACCCCGTATTGGCTGCCACAGCCGGGGTCGTGGTGTCTGGCATGGATGAGCTCGTGGCACAAGGTGCAGCGGCGTTGGAATCCGGCCAGCCGTTCGTCGAGGATGATGAGGCGGAGCGGATCGTAGTAGATCCCGCACTTGTCTCCGGCCAGCCGGCGTTCCTCCACTCGCACGCCCAGTGTCTTCGACCAGGACGTCAATGTGGCGTCGTTCACCGTCCAGTTCCGTCCAATCCCTTGGCGAACCTGTCGAAATCGCTTTCTCGTGCCGCATCCCACTTGTGGAACTCGTCGAGGGCCTTGCGTCTCATCTGCTCGTGTCCACGGTTGCCTTTGCCTTCCAGCAACGGCATGCCCGACAGGGAGATGTACTGGTCGATCAGCGTGGCGCATTCCTCCATGCTGGTGAGGGTGTGGTTCAGTACTCGTGCCTCCACGAGGTCCAGCAGACCGGTGGTGAGCGTGTTCAACGCCTTCATCTCGCGTTCGTTCAGATAGTTCTTTGCCACGGTCACGTCCGTGGACCGTGGATGTCCTTTCGGAGCGCCCTTCCAAGTAGTCAATCCCATGTTCGGCTTGCCGGCGTCCACACGATCCATGACGATTTCGGCGGCGGTCTGATGGGTGACGGCGTAGTGCATCTTGTTCTGGCAGCTGGCGAAGAAGTCCCTAGCCGTCTGCGAGTTCGGGTCATAGTCGTAGCTGACCTCGCTGAACAGGTCGGTGACCTTCTGCCAGAACCGACGCTCGCTGGTGCGGATGTCGCGGATGCGGTCGAGCAGTTCCTCGAAATAGTCGTCTCCGAACGGTCTGCCGTTCTTGAGCATGTCGTCGTTGAGGGCGAATCCCTTGACGATGTATTCGCGTAGGATGCCGGTGGCCCATTGGCGGAATTGTGTGGCCTGTCTGCTGTTGACGCGGTATCCGACGGCGATGATTGCGTCGAGATTGTAGAAAGAGATTTCTCTTGATACCTGGCGAGAACCTTCTTGTCGAACTATTCGAGATTTCCGAATGGTTGACGTCTCTGTCAGTTCGCCGGATGAGAAGATGTTTTTCAAATGCTCGTTGATGGTCGGCACGGTAACATTGAACAATTCTGCCATTTTCTGCTGTGTGAGCCAGAACGTCTCCCGCCAGTACGTGACTTCGACTGGTACGTTGCGCCCGTCCTCTTGGTAGAGGATTATCCGGCCTTCCTGTGGTTCGTCCGCCATGCTTGTCTCCTTCCGATCCCACAACCATCTTGTTGACGTCAACAAAATGGTCTGTTGTTGATGTTTCCAACGGTTTTGAACTATTCGGTTATTTCTAATAGTTCAATCCGCGTATGACGCGCGCAGACCCAGTTCCTTGGAGCTCCCGCCTTGAGCGGCTTGCTGAGCCTATCGCTCACTGCTTGGCGGTCTTCACCACTGTGGTGGTGCCCATCGCGGTGGTCTCCCAGCTGACGCCGTTCGCCTTGGTGTAGGTGAAGTCCTTGGTGGCGTCCTGCGAGCCGAGCAGGGACGCCTGCATCGCCGCGGTGTCTCCCTGGCTCGTCCACTTCCAGTCGCCGGCCTTGTCGGGTGCGCTGTAGGAGCCCTTCCAGTACAGGCTCTTCGTATCGCCGTTGTCGCTGACCCACTGGACGGTGATAGTGTCGGCCGTGATCTCGGCCTCCATCCAGGAATCCGTGCTGCCGGAGTTGGTCTGCTTCCACGTGCCGGTCAGATCCGCAGGCTGTTCTACCGGCTTCTTCTCTGCCGGCTTCTTCGTCGTCTGCGATTGGCTCGCGCTGCCGGCGTCGTCGGTTTTGGCGTCACTGGCGTTGCCGCATGCGCCAAGTCCGAGAATGAGCAGACCGGCAACGGCCGTTGCGATTGTCTTCCTGTACATGGTTTCCTTCTTTCCTTGGTTGATTTGCATTAAAAATTCAATCTCTTGGCGTTTCCGCTTCAAGTGCCTTGTTCGGATCGTTGTTGGCAGCCACGCCGAAATCCTCCGGACGGGAAGCGATACGGTCAACCAGATCATCCGTGACCTGGAACTCGCGCTCGCGGGCGGCGTAGGCTTGTGCGGCATCGCTGCCCAGGGCGCGGGTGAATAGCTCTTTCAGCGTCATCCCGCATACATTGGCAATGCGCTCGCAGTCCGAAATTGTTAGTGGTGCGTCAAAACGAGCTCGAACAAACCAATAATTGCGGCTGAACCCGCATTCCGCTGCGAATTCAGTTGCAGTCATGCCGCTCTTGACTTGTAGTGATTTGCAATACTGCATGATGCTCCGCGCACCAGCGGTCACATCGTTATTGGCTCTTGTTCCCATAGCCCAAAGATACCCAATTGTGTACTTTCTGTAAAGTATTCAAATGAATACCCATCTGACAGTATTCATTTGAATACAGTTTGTAATTGTCAGCAAAGAGCAGCAAGAAAGGAGGTCTGGTGACAAGCGAAGCGGAACTTATGAGAGACAACCTTCGCGGAGAGATGGCTCGCAGGCACAAAACACAAGAAGATATCGCGAAAGCGATTGGATGTGGACGGCCGCTTGTGAACCGAAAACTCAATGGAGAAAAAGACTTCACGCTGGGCGATATGGAAAACATCGCTGCAATGTTCGACATGACTTTTCTGCAGCTGCTAACGCTGCTCCTCCAGCCAATCGACAACATCAAGCAGATCAGACCATGAGCGTCAGGCGCTCGCCGACGAATGAATCGAAAGGAGAATCCGAAATGAGCATCAACATTCCGGCAGAGACGCCGGACGAATCCATGAACCCGATTTCCGTTGAGGAGTTCGAACGCCTGCACCCGGCGATGCTGGGCGCGATAAGGAAAGCCGTCCGCGAGGAACCAGTTCGAACGGTTATCGGAACAGTGGACGGCGACAGGAGGAACCACCTGTCCAGCCTTGACCTGCGAGGCATCGGCATCGAGGTCAGACGGCAGTTGTCGGCCCGCGACATGACGACCGAAGTCATGGGCTCGATTCTCGAGCACATCAATCAGACCGCGGACCGACTAAGCACGGAGATACAGGAACTCCGTTCAGAACTTATCCGAGAGCACGTCGAGACAGTAGGCGGCGGATGCCATGGAGGCATCCATCGAATCGAATCCCTTGGCGAGGAGGGAAAGACCTTGGCACAGGGCTCTCATCCTCTCGTCGGGATCGGACGTTTCGGCGGCCTTCCCAAACACGGCGCTCGCCTTCGCGAAATCGGATCCATTGCTCATATTCTCACCTCCCTTCTTTGCGCGGGTCTGCTCATTCTCCCACTCGGCAGGAAGGCCCTCAAACGAAACACGTCGGAAAAGCAATCGGCGCTTACCAACGCATGAAAGGAGCGGGCGCGTGATGGATGACAAAGAGGTGTTCGCCGCATTGGCGGCGGCGTTGAAGCCGATGAACACAACGAAGGACATCGCGGACAACTGCGGCATCAAGGAAGGCACCCTGGCGTACTGGCGTAGCGCGGGCATCGGCCCGAAGTTCGTGAAGGTAGGACGAATCGTCATGTATCCGAAGGAGCAGATGATCGCCTATTTCGCACAACACCTGTACCAGTGCACGGCCGAATACGAGGAAGAGGTGGGCGCGTGATGACCGACAACGACTGGCGTACCGATACCCCGTGGCCTGACCCATGGGAAGAAAAGGAGAACAAATGAACAACATCCGCAAAGCCTGCGTCGAAGCGATATTCAGGGAATTTGAGGACCATGGCGACGCCATCAGTCCGGCCTGCGGCGACTTATGGGACGAAATCGAAGCAAGGCGTTCGCTCGGTCACATCGTCGGATACGTCGACCTCGACGTGGCCGACCTCGTGGACATCGTTATCGACACCATTAACAAGGAGCTGATGTGATGAAGGCCCTTGCCCACGTCATCCTGCATCAGCTGCTGTTCGCGGTGTGGTTGCTGGCCATGTGGGTGCTGTATTGCACGCCGGCGTGCACGCATCCGATCGAACATCTCATCGCCGTGCCGTTCGCGGTGCTCATTCCGACGGCCGTCATCATGCGTCGCCTGTGCTCCGACCCCCGCTTCGCGCACTGGCTGGACGAGCAACGGCAGTGAAGGACTTGGACGGTTCCTCACACATTGCGGCATGGACGTGGTTCGTCATGCGCGTCCATGCCGGAACCGCCCGCGCGTCAAGGAAAAGACGTTAAAACCAGCCGGACGGGTCATCTTCTCTCTTCTCCTCCCGTCCGGCCTTTCGCCGGGGCCCGCGACAGGATGCGGGCGCCATGGATCGGCGTGTTGAGGTCACGTCGGCGGATGGATGCGCGGTTCGACCCCACGCCCCGGCACGACATCAATCCAAAGGAGGCAAACGTTGCCAAGCAAAACACCAAGCAGGCCGGAAGGCGAGAAGTGGTTCGAATGGCCGCTCACACCCGCCAGCGTCGGCATGACGGCCGCCGAACTAATCGGCGAACTGTATGAAACCATATCCACGCTCAACCGCGACCGTGGCTGGAACCTCACCATGGTCGCGCCGGCGCGCTTCGGCGAGATCGTCATCGACCGCGAGGCCGGATGCCTGCGCGCCAAGTGCGCGTGGAAGGCCAAGGATCCAAGCCAGCTCGGCCCGGAACCGGCCGGATACGTGAGAGGGGAGTGACATGGCCATCGGCGAGACCGTCATCACCATCGTCGGCAACCTCACCGCGGATCCGGAACTGAGAACCACCGGCCAGGGCGCGCAGGTCGCCAGCTTCACCATCGCCAACACGCCACGCCAGTACAACCGGCAGACCGGACAGTACGAGGACGGAGACGCGCTCTTCCTCCGCTGTTCGGCATGGAACGACCTCGCGCAGCATTGCATCCAATCTTTGTCCAAGGGTATGCGGGTCATCGCCCAAGGCAGGCTCAAGCAGCACTCGTATCAGGCGCAGGACGGCACCAATCGGACCGTCGTGGAGCTGCAGGTCGACGAAATCGGGCCATCGCTGCGGTACGCGACGGCGCAGGTCGCCCGCATCAGCCGCCAGGGCGGTCCCGTCTACGGCAACCCCGCATCGCCGCAGCCGACCGTCAACACCGGCGTCGGTGGCTGGAGCCAACGGCCGCAACAGTCGGCGCAGACACAGCAACCCGCCGCGCCGCCGGCCGATGATCCGTGGGGCGCGCCGGCGGCCGACCAATCGTCATTTGTGGACTTCGGCAAACCGGATCCGGAACCGGAATTCTAAAGGAGGAAGCAATGAAAGCCAGCGAACAACAGGCGCTCATCCCGCAGGAAGCGACACCGGACACGCTCATCGACCTCATCGGCAAGACGCAGCAGGTCACCAAGGCCGCGGCCGTCGTGCTCAAGGCATGCCGCAACGTCATGGACACCAAAAACAAGCAGGAGCACATCGACAAGTGGGGCGGCATCCACGCCATCACCGAAGCCGTGTACGACTGCGCAGACCTCGCTCAGCGCATCCTCGACGCCGGCCTGGCCATGGAGAACATGTGCGCCAAGCCCGCCACGTCACGGCAGATGATCCTCATCGACGACCTGCGCCGCAGCCTCGACATGGAGGATGGCGACGTGGAGGCGTCCATCGACCCGGACACCGGCGAGATCGGCTAAGCCTCCAAGGAACCCGAACCACGGAAGGAGAAGAAGAATGTGGTTCATCATCGACGACCAGATGGCCGACGACAGGCGCATCCGACGCCTACCGCTCGCCACCGTGGGCCTGTGGGTCAAACTCTGCGTCATCCACTCCAAAGGCGTCTCGATGCAATCGAAGGACCCGTCGGCGTATCCCGGCCACTTCGACCAGCTCGACCTCAAGGACGCCGGAGGCACCATGCGCCAGCTCCAGCAGCTCATCGATGCGGGACTCATGGAGGAGCACGACGGCGGATGGCGTCCCGTCTACGCCGAAGGCATCTGCAGGGAGCCACGAGTACTGACCGAAGAGCAACGCGAGGCGCGCCGAAAAGCCGGAAGCAAGGGAGGCCGCCGTAAGGCCGCCAACCAAAAGGCCAAGCAAACGTCGGGCGACTTGCCGGAAAACAGCCAAGCAAACGGAGAGCAAAACGGTAGCAAACCTTCTAGCAAGTTGCTAGGGGACAGCCAAGCAAAAACATGGCATAAAACCGATACCGATACCGATATACCCTCTCCGACCCCTCCCGCCGGCAAACCGAAGCAACCCGCCACGCCGGAATCCGGCTTCGACCATTTCGCCGAAACCTATCCCGGATCCGTCGGCGCGAAAGGCCGCAAGACCGAAGCCGAAGCCAGAGCCCTGTACGCGGCCATCGCCGGAAACCCCGTCGAACTCACCCGCCTCCAAACCGCGCTCCGCCGCTACAAGCACGCCGTCAACGACGGCCAAATCCGCAGCGGCCACATCCCACGGCTCAACACATGGCTCCGCGACCAGTGGAAGACCTGGGCGCCCGAACCAGTCCCGTCAACACCAATCCACAAGCACAACTGGAACTGCGAACACGTCCACCAGCTCATGGATCCGCACGAGGACGAATACGACCACACCGGAAGCCTCCGCAACGGCAACCCAAGCGAATGGTGGAAGGCATGCCAGGCGTGCGCAGACGAACTCAACAACCAAGAAACCAGCAAGGAGAAGCAATGAGCAGCTACCAAAGCAACGAAATCAAGCTCATCAACACGAGCCTGATTGACCCCCACCCCGACAATCCACGCAAAAACATCGGCGACGTGACCGACCTCGCCGCCAGCATCAAAACCAACGGCCTCCTCACGCCCCTCAGCGTCGTACCCAACGGCGAGCGCTACAGGGTCATCGCCGGCCACCGCAGGCTCGCCGCATGCAAACAGGCCGGAATCGTAGCTGTCCCATGCTTCGTGCTCCAGCTCGGCCCATTGCAGCAGTTGGAGGCCATGGTCACCGAGAACTGCCAGCGCGAACAGCTCACCGTGTTGGAGGAGGCTGACGCCATCCAGGGCATGCTCGACCTCGGAGCCACTACCGCCAGCGTCGCGCACAGGCTCGGCCGAAGCGGCGACTATGTGCGTGACCGCGTCAAGGCCGCCAGCATCAAGACCGAGGTCAGAGCATCCCGCGACGATTTCGGCCAGATCTCCATCGGTCAGCTCGTGGCCATCGCGCGATATGACGGCCAGCCGGACAGGCAGAAGGAGCTCGCGCAGGCGGCCGGCACCTCGAACTTCGACTACACCCTCCGCCGCATCGAACGCGACGACCGCGACCGGCAATGGGTCGAATCGGTCGCCGCGCTCCTCGGGGAGCCCGACAGCGGCATCAACCTCATCCCCGACCCCGAAAAGCCCTACAGCGACCCGGAATGGCGCTACATCGGCTGCATGTTCCCATCCACCGGCACCCCCGAAGAAGCCATCGAGAAGATCCGCGAACTGAACCCCGCAGCCGTATCCATCCACACGGTCTCGCAGCAGGTCTACCTCTGGACCCGCCGCGACAAGACCGCCGACGCCGAAAAGGAAGCCCGACGAGCCGCCGAACAAGCCGAACGCGACGCCCGCAGGCACGCGCTCGAGGAATACGCCGCCGCATCCGCAGACAAGCGCATGGCATGGCTCCACGGCCATCTCCACGGCATCAAACGCGACAAGCTCATCGAGACCACGGCAAGGCTCGGACTCCTGCAGACAATTGACCCGGACCCGACCGGCTTCACCAAAGACCTACACACCTGGAACGACGCCGCATGCGCCCGGGAACAGTTCGCCGCCATCGCCGGCATCAAACCGGAACAGGCGCTCGCGGAACTCCACACGCACCTCGACTCACCGGACTGGCCGACATACGCGGTCATGATCCTCACCGCCAGAATCGAATGGTTCATCAGCCCAAATGACTGGGACTGGAGTGGCGACGACAACGTCAGCCGCCGCATCCCAGGCTATTACCTGATCCTCCAAGACCTCGGCTATGAGCCATCCGACGACGAGACCGAACACCTCGACCAGCTTGTTGCCGCCATCACGGAAGAAGACGAGGAGGAAGACGAATGACCAAGGAACAGATCAACAGACTCGCCCAACTCATCACCGACACCGCGGAAACCGCGGCGAACATCGAACTCCAGGCGCTCGCCGGCGGCAAGGCCGATAACGGCATCGCCGCGATGGCCTCCGGACTAAGAACGAATTGCACTTCATGTCTGGTGCTGGTCAACGGCCTGATGCAGGAAGGAGCGCGTTGTGAGTGAGTTCGAGGACTCGAAGCGCATCGCTTTGGAACGCCAGGGCTGGCATTGCCTGCGCTGCGGGGCGAACATCCACGATCCGTCACGATGGCCCGGACGAAGCGGCCATCACCGTCAACTGCGTCGCGCGGCGAATCCGGATGTGCGGCATAGTCCCGTCAACATCATCGAGCTGTGCGGCTCGGGGACGACCGGCTGCCATGGGTGGGTCCACCAGCATGTGGCTGAGGCCGAACGGCTTGGACTGATCGTCCCGCTCGGCATAGATCCTCTCTCCACCCCAGTGCGCGACTGGCAGGGGAGATGGCTCTGGCTCAACCAGGACGGCACGGCCACGCCATTGACCATGCGCGAAACATTGACAATTCAAACGGAAGGAATGACAAATGCACGAGAATAACGGCAAACCGGAGGCGCTGCTGTGGATCGACTTTGAGACCACAGGCGTGGACAGGCGCAAAAGCCTGCCATTGGAGATCGGTATGGAATGTACCGACATGCTGGGCGAACAAAAGTTCGGATCATTGTCCCGCATCATCCGCCCGGACAGACTCGACCTCCTGTCCATGAGCCCCGTCGCCTTCTCCATGCACACCGACAACGGCCTGCTGTTCGAACTCATGGGAGGCTCCGTGCGCAATGACAGCATGGTCGTCGTGGCCAACGCCGTGGAGGAATTCCTTGACTCGCTCTCCCAGCGCTTCTCCCTCGTCCCCGCGGGGACCAACGTGGACTTCGACCTTGACTTCCTCCGCCGACTCAACCTCAACCCTGACGCGTGGCTCACCTACCGCAAATACGACATGGCCACCATCCGCCGACTCGTCACCGTGCTCGGCGCCCCGGATCCATACCAGGGCGACAGCGGCCGGCACCGGGTGAAATCCTGCATCGCACGCGACATCAAAGACTACAAGGCCATGCTCGAGACACTCGCCGTCAAGACGGGAGACCACAAGTGAGAAAGACCATCAGCCACCTCGCCGACCGGCTCGGAGACGCCATGGCCACGCTGTTCACCCTCCTCGCGCTGCTGCTCATCCCGCACGCCGTCATCAGGGCGATCATCGGACAGGCGCTCCACCAGTGGACACCAATCACGTGGCTCGCCATCCACACCGCACTGACCATCGCGGCGCTCGCCACCAGCCTCGCCAGCTACGCGATCGCCGCACTGCTCGCACCGCCAAGACCGGAGACCTACCAATGACCGAAGACCAGCAAGACCAGCTCGTCATCAGCCTCGACACGCAATACGCCGTCGCGCACGCCATCTACAACCGATTCCACGCCAACGGCCACCGCAAACACCTCACGTGGGAAAACCTCGACGACGCCGGCCGCGAACCATGGCGCCTGATAGCCAAGGACGCGATCACCGAGATGCTGGCCAGCCCGGAGATCGGAGGAACGGCATGAGCCACACCGCGATAATCCTCCTGGCGCTCGCCTTCCTGATCGGCTGGATGGGTGGCCGGGAATGAGCCTCATCGTCCCATTGCACAAGTGGCGGTCGGCCGACCCGGTCATCCTGATCGGCCGCCGCTGCATCGCCCAAACCGACCAGGACGTCATCATCGACGGACGGCTCGAACTCATCCGACATCCGGACGGCACCGCCAGCCTCCGCTTCCAGGGCATCGGAAACGACATCATCGACCACGATCCGAACACATGTTCCAACAGCATGGGCGCCGGCATACGAAGCCTCGCCATCTACGGAAAGGACTGAAATGCACCACACAGACACCGTCAGAATCGCCACCAACCCACGCAAATGGCGCAGACCCGCACCCTGCCCGGCATGCCGCAAGTCACAGCCGCTCATCCTGACCCTCGGCACCATCTACAACCTCCGAACCCGCAAACCGGTCAACACCATCTACGGCTGCATCTGCCCCAACTGCCGGCACAAATGCATCCTCCACGTCGACGGCAAAAACCTCAAAAAAGCCATCCGCCTCTGGAACCACCACGCCAGCCACCATCAAAGGAACGAACAATGAGAAACACCATCTGCGCCACACTTACCGCCATCACCCTCACCCTCTGCACCGCGCTCGCAGGATGCGGAAGCGCGTCGGAGCCTTCCACGCCAGCAATGGCATCGGACCATCCCAGGATGCCGACCGGCGTATAGAGCATTGCGTCATCTGCGGCAGGTGGTGGAAGATCTACGCCGTCTCGCCGTACCTGACCATCTGGGTCGAAGTGCCAGCCTGGATGATCTGGCTGTTCTGGCACAGAATCTGGAAGACCGACCATAAATCATCCCACGGAAAGGAACCGGAACAATGAGCGAGGAAACACTCGAACCGCCACTGCCGCCGATCGACGCGCGCACCGAAGCCGTCGCCGAACGTCTGTTCGGACTCAAATGGGCGCTCCGCAAGGACTCCACCGAAATCATCCACGAGGAATGGCAGACCGCATCCGAATGGATCCGCGACGGATACGTTCGCCAAGCCATCGAAGTGCTCGCCGCCGCTGACCAAGCGCAACCCGCGAGCGCCGACGGAGGCGATTATGAGGAGCGGATGCGCGTCGAATACCGTGAGTTGACCGCTCGTGCCGGCGGGCTCAGGGGCATGCTGCAGCGGTATGCGGATGGCACGCTCGACTTCGAGCCCGTCTGTCCGATCGGTCTGTTGAGCAGGCAGCTTGACGTCATGGATGAATACGCCGTTCTGCTCCGCCATAGAGCCAAGCTCGAACACGTCGACCTTGAAGAACAGGACTCCGCCACCGAATAAACAAAGAACCCGACCTTCCGGCCGGGCTCTGGCATTACCACAAACCAGACTATCACGCCGGAGGGAATCGAACAAATGTACGAACCAACCAACGAATCCCAACCAACCACCACCAACACCACAACAAACACCAGCCAAACAACACCAGCGCTCGCCGGTGTGTGCCTCGTCTGCGGCGGAGGATGCGCTGTCGGCGACACCATGTGCGCGAGATGCGATGGGCTGCTCCGCGGCTGGCTGCGGGAATATCCAGCATGGTTGGATTCGCTACATGAGTTCCTGGACTCGACCGCGCACTACGGAGGCCGCCAGCCTGGACGCGTCAACCTTCCAGCCGCGCCGACGCCAATCCGATTGCCGGTGCTCGACCACATGCAGGCCATCGAGGATGCCGCAATCGCACTCTGGCGCCGGTTGTACGCTCCGCCCGCCATGCCTTGGGCGACCTATGGCATGCATCCGCCGCTGGTGGACATGCTGCGTGTCTGCGCCGGCAGTCCTCGACTGCGCCGCATGCCTGACATCGCCGACTTCTACCATGAGTGGGAGTCGATGGTTCGAAAGACGCTGGACATCATCGACGTGCCGCCTGCGAAACATGGCATCGGAAGATGCCCGAACCCGCTGTGCGGAGTCGAATTGACAGCGGCGGTCGGCGCGGTAAGCGTTGCATGTCCCGTGTGCGGCAACACTTATCGTGTGGTCGACGTGCGATTGGGGTTCCTGCGGGAGTGCATCGAATCGGGCAGGGCGTTCACGGCGGGGGAGTGTGCGGAACTGCTGCGCGAATGCGGGTTCCAGTGCAACACGAACACGATTCGCTCATGGCGTAAGCGCGGCAGGCTCCAACCGGTTGGTGAAAACGTGAAGGGGCAGCCGTTGTACAGGCTTTCCGACGTGCATGGACAGGTCGTGCGACGCGACTCGATTTGACAAAATCGAAAGTGCAACGCACAATTGTCAGTGGATTAGAGGGTTCAAACCGGAAAACGGTTTGAACCCTTTTCATATCCACCGATGGATTCTCCTAACTCCTTGGGTTATATCCCGTCCTGTCCGAACGGCATATCGGACACGCTCCGCCCACTCCCGTCAGAGTGGGCATACCTCAATGTGGCAGGCAAGCCAATCCCGTGCTTCCGTGATGCGGTGATGCTCAAATCCGCCTGCCGGTATGCCTTCGTAGGAATCAGTGGTAGATTGTACCGGCCGCGAGTCTTTATTGGATTCTCTTCCTTGTGGCCGCGTGTGGACGCGGGTTCGAATCCCGCCGAAGGCACCCATGAAACAAATCCGGGGTAGGGGTATTGACAATCCGGGAGGGGTATTCGCAGATGATGGGGAGCCCCTACAAGACACGGGAGTGTCCATATACGGGAGCCCCTATACCGGCATTCCAGCAAGCCAACGGCGAAGATAGTCGTCGGCAAATCCACGGCACCCCGGGGCTCATGCATGTGGGGAGGCCACATGAGCAAGCGGCGCAACGAGCGTGTCAGCAACGGCTGGCGGCGCAGACAGCTCAGGGCAAGAGTGCTGGCCGCATACGACGTGTGCGCCATCTGCGGCAAGCCAGTCGACAAGACATTGAAGACACCACATCCGATGAGCGCCGAAGTAGACGAACTCATACCGGTCTCACGGGGCGGCGATCCGTACAGCTTCACTAACTGCAGGCTCACGCACCGCATCTGCAACAGGATGAAGAGCGACAAGACAGACGAACACGCACGAGCGCTGCTGGCCGGCAAGCAGACCATCAAACCAAGCTTGATGCCGTTCAAAACGTTCGGCATCTGACCCGATACCAGGGCAGGGTACCCGGTCATACCCCCTTGGGGTAGCCTCGGGTGCAGTGCCGATATTTCTCTTGAAATTTAAGCGTAACGAATTGTGTTACGCATACGTTGAATGAAAGGCGGAATATGGCCTTTTTCAAAGCGTCAGCATCTGACATAGAACGATTTAATAAATACTTCAGAAGCACTGACCCTAGTAAATGTTGGGAATGGAACGGTGCTCATCACCCAAAGGGATATGGCACATTCCGTCTGGCAAAGACGTCCGTTTCCGGCACATCGCTTCGCATATGCATTGACTCATAACATGTTTATCCCAGATGGGATGGTGATTGATCATATCTGTCACAACCGTTCATGCGTTAATCCAGACCATTTGAGAACAGTAACGGTTCAGGAGAATTCCGAATATCGTGTTTCCTGTAATAAGAACAGCAAATCCGGAATCCGTGGTGTCTACTGGCGTAACGATCGAAAAGCATGGCAAGTTGAGGTTATCAAGAATAGGAAGGCATACAAGAGAGGTCCATTCAAGACGCTTGCACGGGCGGAAGCTGCTGCAACAAGATTGCGCGAAGAACTCGGGTTCCTCACTGGTTTTGGAATGAAGGAAACGCAATGATTTGCGAAGTATGCGGTAAGCAATTTAGGCCAAGTGGTAAGGGCAGCCAACAGAAATATTGCTCCGCGAAATGCAGGCAGAAAGACTATCGGCGTCGGAAAAAGAATCGGCCCGCACAGGACCGGAACGGTAAGCCGCCCGTCAAAGCCGTGGAAACGAAACAGAAGCCGGAAAGGGATCTCGACCAGCGGAGCTTCGAGAGGATGATGGACGGCAGCATGCTGGACATGCTGCGCGCCAACCGTGACCGACTGCAGAAGGCCATGGATGACACGTCCACACCGGCAAACGCACTGCCTGCGATCAGCCGCCAGCTCATCGACGTATGCGAACGCATCGAATCACTCCAGGGCGGAGGTCTGACCGACCTGTTGGACGATGAGGAAGACGAGGTGACGGACGATGTCGGAGCGTCGATTGTCTGAAATCGCCAAGGTCCTCCGCCAGCCGGAAGGCATCGTTGGCAGCGAGTTCACGCGAATCAACAAAGCCGCGCGCAAGGCCGGCATCCGTTTCGACTTGTGGCAGCAGGGCTTCTTGTGGCTTCTGTTCGCCAAGAACGCGGAAGGCAAGTATGCGTGTGGCGCGGACGGCGCCGTGCTGTCCAGCTGCAGGCAGATCGGCAAAACCTTCACCGTCGGCACCGCGTTGTTCCTCAAGGCGATACTCACACCGAACCTGAAAGCCATCTGGACCGCCCACCATACGCGCACCAGCGACGAGACATTCGCGGACATGTGCGAGATGGAGCATAATCCAGTGCTCGGCCGGTACGTGGAACGCATCCGCAGAGCAAACGGCCAACAGGAGATCACGTTCACGTCCGGCAGCCGCATCATGTTCGGCGCCCGCGAAAACGGCTTCGGCCGAGGATTGCACAGCGTGGACGTGGCTGTGTTCGACGAAGCGCAGATTCTCACAGTGCGCGCGATGGACAACATGATTCCGGTTTTGAACACGAGTCCTAACCCCCTGGTCGTGTATATGGGCAATCCACCCAAGCCGGGAGACCAGTGCGATGCGTTCACGGAGAAACGCATGCATGCGCTGAACCATGACGGAAACCTCCTCTACGTGGAGCTCGCCGCCGACAAGGACGCGGATCCGGACGACCGCGAACAGTGGGCTAAAGCGAATCCCAGCTATCCGGAACGTACAAGCGAACAGGCAATCATGCGCATGCGCAACAACCTGTCGGACGATTCATTCCGTCGTGAGGCGCTTGGCATATGGGACGAGACCGCCACCGCATACGCCATCAGTCCCGACCTGTGGCAGGCTGCGGCCGTCGACGACGTGCCCGAGGGCGGCACGGTGAGCTTCGGCATCGACATGCCTCCGGACAGGAGCGTGCTGACCATCGGAGCGGCGCTACGGTACGCGGACGGTTCGGCCATCGTCCAGATGGCGAACATCAAGGACGCGCGGCAGGCGGGAACCATGTGGGCCGTGGACTGGCTCGCCGAACGCTGGCCGAAGACCGCCAGCGTGGTCATCGACGCGCAGTCGCCCGCCATGAGCCTGCTGCCGGAACTGAAGAAAGCACATGTGAAGGTCACGGTCACGAACATGCAGGAGATGGGCCGAGCATGCGGCCGGTTCCTCGACATGCTCAAAGCCGGAACGCTCAAGCACCCGCGGGACGAATACCAGCCGCAGCTGGCCGCAGCCGTCAAGGGCGCGACCACGCGCCCATTGGGACAGTCCGGCGCGATCGCCTGGAACAAACTCGGCAGTGACATCGACATAACCCCGCTCGTGTCCACCACACTCGCCCTGTACGGGGCGTGCACGACGAAGCGACATCCGGGAAGACGACAGATCATCGGAGGAATCTAAATGAGCGACATCCAGACAACGGCAGCGCCGGACGGGTGGAAACCTACGGGAGGAGCCGGAACGGTGCCGAAACTCGTCGTACCGACGCACATCGACGGACTCTCCGGTGAGGAGAACGCGTTGCTGCGTGAACTCGCCGAGGTGTGGACGCGCCATGCGAGCCGCAACCGAACACTCACCGCTTACTACGAGGCCAAGGAGCCACTGGTTGATTTTGGACTGACTGTGCCGAAGTCCATCAAGGATCATTACACGCCGCTTGGGTGGGCGCGCAAGGCTGTGGATATGCTCGCCGAGCTTTGCGTGTTCGAGGGATTCGTCTCGCCGGGCGTGGACGACCCGTTCGAACTGCAGGACTTCATGAGCCGCATCGGATTCACTAGCGTTCTGCAGCAGGCCATCCAGACTGCGCTCATTCACGGCTGTTCGTTCCTCAGCGTCGTCCGGGACTTCGAAGGAAGACCGCTCATCCGCACGCATACCGCGGAAAGCTCGGCCGCCGTCTGGGATTACCCCAACCGGCGGGTCAGGGCGTGCATGGCCATCACCGACGTCGACGACAACAATGAGGCCACCGGACTCGTGCTCTACATGCCCGACCGCAACATCAGCGTGCAGCGCCGTCTCGGCTACTGGTGGCGCGTGGACGCTGAGCAACCCACCATCGACAACGAGTGCAGTGTGTTCCGCCTCGCCTACAAGGCTACCGAGGTCAAACCGTTCGGACGCTCCCGCATCAGCCGGGACGCTATGGCCATCATCGACGGCGCGAACCGCACCATCGTGCGCGCCGAAGCGAATGCCGAATTCTACGCGTTCCCAAAAATCCTGCTGACAGGCACTTCCGAAGAACTCGCCTCGTTGGGCACGGACGACGCGTTAAAGCTTTATATGGGTCGCTACAACATGATCAGCAAGGACATCGACGGGCAGTCCCCGACCGTGACGCAACTGGCCGCGTCGAGTATGGACCCGCATCTGACGATGCTGAAAAGTTGGGCGGCGATGTTCGCCAGTGCGATGAACATTCCAGCCAGCTCGCTAGGCATCGTGTCCGACGCGAACCCGACGTCCGCCGACGCGACCGAGGCACAACGTGAGGACCTGATTATCGAGGCGCGCCATTGCGACCGGGATTTCGGTGAATCGATCCTGCAGGCAGCCCGTCTTGTGGCACGGATGCAGGATCCATCCGTGCCCGACGAGGAGCTGATGAAACTGCAGGTCGACTGGAAGAACCCGAACACGCCGTCGAGTTCCATGAGCGCCGACGCATTCAGCAAGCTCGCTGGAAGCATCGACTCGTTCGCCAACAGCGAGGTCGGCATGACACGCGCCGGATTGAGCCGAAGCGAGATCGTCCGGCTGAAGGCCGACCAGCGCAAGGCCCAGGCCGGTCAGGTACTCGATCAGATTCGAGGCATGCGCCAACAGACGGAGCAGCAGACCGATACGGCGGCGAGGGAAGGCGGTATGAATGAGCCCGAACAGTCTGAACCTGCCGCCGGAACGACGCAGAAGGCTTGAACTCGACCTCAATGATTTGTACGAGGATTACACGGACACCATGAGCCGCCTGCAGAAGGAGGCCGGCAACAGTGTCTCGGGCCTCGTCTGGGACGGTGAAAGCCAGGAGCTCATCAAAGCGGAGATCAACCGGTATGCCGACGCCGCCAGCAGGCTCGCATCCGACTACTACGGCCACGTACGCGACCTGTGGGCGCAGTACGGCGGAATCGATATGCCGGAATACGAGCCGCCTTCCGTCACCGCCGACCGCGCGGTCTGGCAGATGGAAGGCGGTTTCAACAACACTGACTTCATGGGATTGCACTACAAGGATGTCATTCCAGATGAAAACGGAGCCGTTCACAACAACGCCGGAAGAACCATCGACGACCTGTGGCCCACGTTCGCTGACGAGGAGCAGGCGCTGGAATACGTGCAGAATCTGATTCAGACCGTCGGGCGGCTGACCATGCAGAGGGCTGTGGCCAACGATCCCACCAAGCCTCGCTGGGCGCGTGTGCCGCGAGGGGCTAAGACATGCGCGTTCTGCCTTATGCTCGCCTCGCGTGGCTTCGCCTACCTGAGCGAGGACACCGCCGGACGGCAGATGCAATACCATACGGACTGCGACTGCGACATCGTGCCAAGCTGGGGCAGCAGCAAACTCAAAGGATACGATCCGGACAAGTATCGTGAAATGTACCAGGCAGCCAAGGCTGCGGCCGGCGATGACGGCGACTGGCGTGACACGCTAGCCCAATTGAGACGCATCTATCACGATGAGGTCAATGATGGTGTGACTGCCCAACCGACGATTCGATGGAGCGGCAAATCGATTCCAATCAGTGCTTCCGAACTATCGAGATTGTCGGATTATAGCGTCAGGATGCCTGGAGATAGATTCTCCAACGACGAGAAGATCGCGGCCTTGATGGATTGGACCGGAGACAGCTACAAAAGTATCAACGGCTACCTGTTCGGCGGACGAAACCCGTCGAAAGACGTCATCCATCAGGTCGAATGCATCGACGAAGCGATATCCGACCATATCACCCGAGAACGTTTCACGGTCGACAGGCAGATGCGGTTGTCGACGTTCCACGTCAACGACATGGAGTCGCTTTTCGATTTGAATACCGGTCGCACCTTCGAACACATCGGCTACATGGCCACCAGCATCAAGGAGGGAGGCATTGACGTTGATGGGGAAGACCGCATCGCCACAAGAATCCTGGTACCGCCGGGAAGCGCCGGCGTGTATGTGGAGCCGATCACTCAGCATCCGGGAGAATACGAAATTCTTCTGCCGAGAGGAAGGGCTCTTCGTTTCGAAGGGCTTGGAGCATCCGACGGCAGACCGATCGTTTATCTGAGACTGCTATGATTGAGCCTATGGATCGTTCCGACCGTTTCACGTTTATGCCCGGTGATTTGAAGGAAGTCACCGATGAGCGCCATCTTGCGGAAATCAAACGCAAGTATGGCGATATCTCCATGCCGCAGGACGAATATGAATGGGTCAGGAACGAAGGAAAGAAGCGCTGGTCCGTCGGCGACTATGTGTCGACCGACGAGCTGCGGTCCGAATACGCGCGAAGAAAAGCGCTGGGAAATCTCTGAATCCCAGAAAGCCATCACGTCGAAACGTGATGGCTTTTCTTTTACCTTTCACACCCCAGCGATGGGGCGGGGCGCAGCCATGCGCGAAACCAACAAGAATGGCCGTCAACTCGCCGGCGTCAGGCGTGGAAACCAAGAACAAGCAAAGGAGCCACCAACCATGGCAGAAGAAAACCAGACCGTCGCAGACGGCCAACAGGAGCCGGAACAGCACTCTCCGGCCCCAAAGGACGTGAACAACGCGAAGCTGAGGACCTTCACCCAGGAGGAAGTCGACCGCATAATCAACGAGCGTCTCGGCAGGGAACGCGGCAGGAAAAGCGACTACGAGGAGCTCAAGGAGAAGGCCGGACAGACTGCCGACCTCGAATCGAAGCTCTCCAAGGCGCTCGAGGAGAACGAGAAGCTCAAAAGCGAAGCCAAACAGGCTGAACACGAGAAGGAGCTCTCCACGATACGCGCCAACGTCGCGGCCAAACACGGCATCACCGACCCGAGCGTCCTCGCGGGCGACGACGAGAAGCAGATCGGCGAATACGCCGAGAAACTCATGAAGGTGTTCGCCGACATGCGTTCCCGAGGAATGGTCGCGGACCAGAGCGTCCGCACCGGACAGGCCAAGACTAAACATTCCAGCCGCGAGGACTTCGTCAACGCCATGAGCAACACGCTCCTGTGAGCCAACCAGCAAACAACATTCATTTGAAAGGACAAACCATGACAGATCCGTCCATGACCCGAAAAAGCAACGGTCTAGACCTCACCCCTGAAACCCAGGCGGAGATCTGGCAGACCGCAAAATACCAGAGCGCGTTCATGCAGCTCGTGCCGGAGATGAAACTGCCCGGCAACGGCGCTCGCGTGCCGATCATCATCGGCGACCCGGATGCCGCATGGGTCAACGAGGGCGCCGAGAAGCCGAAGAGCGGCGTCACCTTCGGCAAGAAGGACATGCTGCCGTACACCATCGCGGTCATCATGCCGTTCTCCAACCAGTTCCGCCGTGACTTCGGCGCTCTCTACGACCAAGTCGTCGCGAAGGGTCCGGGAGCCATCGCCCGCACGTTCGACAAGACCATCATGGGTCTCGTCGACGCTCCGGGAGCGGACTTCGACACCCTGAAGAGCGCGCAGACCGTCAGCATCGGCAAGGACGTGTGGAAGAACCTGAACAAAGCCGACGACCTCGTGTCCGAAGCGGATGGAACCGTGGACGGTTGGGCGTTGAGCACCCAGGGTCGCAGTGTGCTCCGTCAGGCGACCGACAACAACGGACGCCCCCTGTTCCTCAACGGCACCGCCGCCTCCGACGTGAGCACCGTGCTCGGCAACCGCACCTACATCAGCAAGGGCGTGCACGTGCCCGCCGTATCCGAGACACCGGGACCTGCCAAGGCAGAGATCCTCGGCGTGTGCGGAGAATTCTCCTCCGCCGCATGGGGCTCCGTCGAAGGAATGCAGACCAGCATCTCCGACCAGGCGTCCATCACCATCGACGGCAAGCAGGTAAACCTGTGGGAGCACAACATGTTCGCCGTCCGAATCGAAATCGAAGTCGGGTTCCGTATCCGCGACATCAACCGCTTCGTCCTGCTCACCGCCTGACGGAGTCCGACATGACGGACGAGCCCGACATGTTCGCCACCTCCGACGATCTCGAACGGAGGTGGCACAAGCTCACCGACGAGGAACGCGAGAAAGCCGACACGCATCTCGCGGACGTGACCGACTACATCAAGGAACGCTCCCCGAACTGGCGGCGGCTCCTCGACGAACGGCCACGACTGTTGACGAAGATCACCTGCGACATCGTCCGCAGAATCATGCAGGCCGACCCGTACGACATTCCCGGCGGCATCACGCAGATGAACCAGACCACCGGCAGCTTCAGCGAACAATACAGTTTCGGAGCGCCCACCGGCGATCTCTGGCTGCGCGACGACGAGAAACGCATCCTCGGCATCAACGCGCAACGCGCGTTCAGCGTCGACATGGCAACGGGGGAGACGTCCTAGTGGAAACCATCGAAATCTGGCGCGGCCAGCCCACCACCGACACGGACGGCAACCCCATCCAGGGCAAACCCGCCCGCGTCGGCACGTTCCAGGCGCTGGTCGCCCCAACCTCCACCACCGACCAGACCGAGGAGAACGCCAGCCCGCAGACCATCGAATACACGATCCACATCCGCGGTAGCCAGCCGACAGGCATCCAAGCCACCGACCTGATCAAAGTCAGAGGCATCCTCCTGCCCGTCAAAGGCAAACCGCAAGTGTGGAACAACATCCACGGACGCCACATCGGCGACGTCATCACCGTGGGCGAACGGGAAGGATAAGCATGGCCAAACGATGCAGATTCCTGTTCAACCGAAAGGCATTCAGCCAGCAGGTGCTGAAGAACGAGACCCTGCGGGGCCGCATGCGCGACGCCGCCAACGAGGCCGTCACCGACAGCCGGTGCATGGTTCGCGACCATAACGGCGCGAACCGAAACGGCGTGGCCATCCTCTGCCCCGCACCCGTGGAGAAGGCGCACGGCACATTGGAGGACACGCTCGGAAGGATGCGCGTATGAGCATCCCCATCACCCCACGGCGCACGGAGCCGCTGCTCCTGCCCAGGCTGCGGGAGCTGTTCCCGGACGTGACGTTCGACACGATCGAACGCAACGACCTCGAACCTCCCTTCACCGAAGCCACATTGGCCGACTCCATGCAAGGCATGAGCACTCCCATCTCCCAGGCCGTGCGACTGCGGCTGAGCGTGCGCTGCATGAGAGAGGACCATACGGGCGACTGGGACAAGGCCGCCCGCCTGTGGGCGGCAATCGCGAGGGAGATCATCAGGCTCGGAACCGTCGCGCCGCTCATCAGCGCGTCACTGGAATCCGGGCCGGTACGCATGACCGACGAGGACAAGAGACTGGTGAGCGCGTACGGCGTGCTCCTGCTCGAGGTATCCGTCGCCTGAACTGAAAACACAAGAAAAGACAAGCAAAGACGTGCCGCCACACGCAGAACGGAAGCGAGGTGCAGACAGGAATGTCTGACAGCAACGAAGAACCCATCGCCGTCGAACAGACGGCATCCGAAACCAGCCTGCAGGACGGGCTCGGATCGACCGACTATGGGTACGTGTCCAACGGCAATACCGCCGGCAACGTGCGTCTGATCAAGAACTACGCGCTGTTCCTGTTCCCCAAGGGCGACAGCACTTTCGTCGCGCCGACCGGCGTGAACTGGACGCCGCCGTCCAACAAGAAGCCGATCGGATACAGCACCGAGGACGGCGCCGTCCTGCATCCGGAGCCGGGCGACAGCACCGACTACAAGGCGCACAACGGCGACATCGTCCTGTCCGACACGGACCCGGGCTACTGGACGCTCCAGCTCGCCGCGATGGAAGGCCGCAAGGACGTGGTATCCGCCTACTTCGACGTGGACGTGGAATCCGACGGCGGCATCAGCATCAAGGGCGCCGGCCTGAAGAAGGAATGGATCCTCGTCCTGGTCGCGCTCGACCAGCAGGACCGCCCCTTCCTCCTGTACGGCACCAACGCGAAGGTGTCCGACCGCGACGACGTGAGCCTGAAATCCAGCGAGATCATGAACTTCAGCATGACGTTCAAGATGCTCAAGGGCACTAACGGCGAACAGTTCCACGCATGGGGCCTCGTCACCGAAGACGCCAAGTAGCCCATTGATTCTTCCCGTGCGGCCGATGGCGGTCGGCCGCACGGGACCATTACCCATAACCGCCGATAACCATGAAACGGAGACGAAATGAGCGACAACACCTACCATGTCGTGGACGTGGACCTTACCGACGCGGAGGAGCTCAAGCCCGACGTGCACCTCGAGGTCGCCGGAGCGAAACTCGACCTGCCGAACCTCAACAACGCGGAACTGCCCATCGAACTCGTGCAGGCCATCCTCCTGGTCAAGAGCAGGCCGACGCTCTCCGACGAGGAGACCAGCGCGTGCATGGCCGCGTTCCTCGCATACTTCGAGAACGCGCAGCCGAACTTCTGGACCGCGCTACGTAAGACCAAACGCCCGATGGCCTACCTCATCGCCACGGTGAAGGCGTGGGCCGACGAATCCGGACTGGACCCAAAAGCGTTTACCTCGCCCACCTCTGGAACAACCACCGCGCGGCGCTAGCCTACGACTGGATCCGAGCGTACGGGCAGATCTACAGGCCCGTACGCTTCCGGGAATGGGTTGAAGGCCAACGTCCACGAGTCGATTGGGGACTCGCCTGGGCGTTGACCCGCGAAATCCTCAAAGACCATACGAGCCACTCGTGGATGGCGTTGCAGAACGCCGTCTACGCGCCCGACGGAGCCGAACAGGCGGTCTGGACGCTGTCCGGACAACGCAAACGCCCATGGTTCGACCACGAGCACGACCCGCTCCGCCCGCCAACCCCGACGCACAACCTCACCCGCCGTCAACGCGATGACAGGGAACGGCTCAAAGCCTACTTCCACATCAACGACGACCTCTGACTCCGACCGCCATCGGAATCCCAACCTACGAATAAGGAAACACGATGGCAGCACAGGACATAGGCGTCGCATACGTCCACGTCGAACCATCCGGCAAAGGATTCGGCAAAAGCATCGAAGGCGACATCGGCGACGCCGTCAACAAAGCCTCCAATAAAAGCTCCAACACCCTCATCTCGAAAATCGGCGGAGCATTCGGCAAAATCGGCAAGGTCGGCACAGGCGCGATCGTCACCCTCGCCGGCGGCATCACCGCATTGGCCGCCAAAGGCGGCTTCACCCGCGCCCTCAACATCGAGAACGCGCAAGCCAAACTCAAAGGCCTCGGCCACGACAGCGCCAGCGTCACCGAAATCATGAACGACGCGCTCGCCTCCGTCAAAGGCACCGCGTTCGGATTGGGTGACGCCGCGACCGTCGCGGCCAGCCTGTCAGCATCCGGCATCAAGGAAGGCGACCAGCTCACCAAGGTCCTCAAGACCGTGGCCGACACCGCGCAGATCAGCGGCAGAAGCCTCACCGACATCGGCATGATCTTCGGTTCCGTCGCCGCCCGAGGCAAACTCCAGGGCGACGACATGCTCCAGCTCATGTCGAGCGGCATCCCAGTCCTCCAAATGCTCGGCAAGCACCTGAACAAGACCAGCGCCGAAGTGTCCGACATGGTCTCGGACGGCAAAATCGACTTCCAAACCTTCGCCGACGCCATGCAGGAAGGCCTAGGCGGCGCCGCACTATCCGCAGGCACCACATTCACCGGCGCCCTGGCCAACGTGAAAGCCGCGTTGAGCCGACTCGGAGAAACAGCCGCCACACCAGTCCTCGACGGCTTACGCGGCCTGTTCAACCAAGCCATCCCACTCATCGACACATTCACCGCAGCCGTCACACCAACCCTGCAAAAAGTCGGAGCGGCACTCCAACAAGGTCTCGAGAACGCGATACCCGCCACACAGGCGAAACTCAAAAACCTTGGCGACACGATCTCCAACATCCCCGGCTTCCAGATGCTCGCCTCGGCGACGGCCAGCCTCAAAAGCCAACTCACTGGCCTCTGGAACGCAATCACATCACTCATAGGCGGACTCAACAATGGCGGCGAAGCCGCCACAATGTTCTCCACAACCGCCGGCGCGCTCGCGGGAGTGGTCGCTTCGGTCGCGCAGGCGTTGTCGAACGCGGCGGGATGGGCGAAGACGTTCGTCAACACGTTCATCGAGACGGGCGCGTTGCAGCCGTTCCTTGAAAGCCTGACCGGCGTCATCTCCGGATTGGGCTCGCTGGTTTCCGGATTGGCGGCCGCGGTCTCGCAGGCCTTCGGCTTCAACGACAGCGCGCGCACCGCCAGTTCCGCGGCGCAGAGCTTCGCCGGACTGTTGAACACTTTGACCGGCGTGCTCATGACGGTGGGAGGCTGGCTGCAGTCGGTCGGACAGTGGGCGCAGCAGAACGGCGCACTGGTATCCGGCGCGTTGAAAGCCATCACCATTGCATTGCTCGCGGTCAAAGGCTGGGATATCGTCTCGGCCGGGCTGAAGACAGTTTCCGGTGGACTGAAGGCCATTTCCGCGACTGCCTCCGGTGTGGAGAAGACCGCTACGGCCGCGTTCGATTTGATTGGCAAGATCTCCGACGCGGGAAGCACGGCTGGAGCACTGAAGCAACTCGCCGGCTCGTTCAATATTGTCAAGGCAGCTCAATCGGCGTGGAGCGCGGTGACCAAGGCTGCTACCGCCGTGCAGCTGGCATTCAGCGCTGCCTTGGATGCGAATCCGATCGGCATGCTTGTCGTAGCCATCGGCGCGGTCGTCGCCGCACTGACATGGTTCTTCACCCAAACCGAAACGGGCAAACGACTCTGGAACAGCTTCGCCACATGGTTCATGGGAATCTGGAACCAGATCAGCACCGCATGCCAGCCAATCCTGCAAGCCATCGGAACATTCATCACCCAGACCATGAGCCAAATCCAGCAAATCTGGCAAACCGGATGGACACTCATCACCACCGTCCTCCAAAACGTCTGGAACGCAATCGGTCCCATCATCATGATCGCACTCACCGCGATCATCACCGGCATCCAAACATTCATCACCACCATCACACCACTCCTGCAAGCCGGAATACAGAACATCCAAACCATCTTCCAAACCGCCGCCACCATCATCAGCACGGTCTGGAACGGACTATGGAACACCATATCCACCGTCGTACAAGGCGCATGGACCATCGTCACCACAGTCATCAGCACCGCACTCGCCGTCATCCAAGGCATCATCCAACTGGCGCTCGCGGTCGTCAACGGGAACTGGAGCGCCGCGTGGTCGGCCATCCAGGGCATCGTGTCGGCAGTGTGGGACGGCATCCAAGGTGTCGTTTCCGCGGGAGTCGGCATGGTCAGCGGAGTGGTATCCGCCGCATGCTCGACCATCCGAAGCGTGTGGGCCGCGTTGTGGAATGGCGTCGGAAGCATTGTGTCGAGCGTCTGGGGCGGCATCGTCGGCACCGTAAGCAACATGGTTGGCCGTGTCGGGAGCGTCGTGAGCGGGATCGGCGGAACCGTCCGGAGCGCGGTGTCCGGCGCGGGAAGCTGGCTCGTCAGCGCGGGACGCAACATCATCCAGGGATTGATCAAAGGCATCACAGGAATGGTCGGCTCGTTGTATTCCAGCATCACCAACGCGTTGTCGGGCTTGGTGGACAAGGCCAAGAACGCTTTGGGCATCCATTCCCCGTCGCGTGTGTTCCGCGACGAGGTCGGCGTGATGGTCGGACGTGGCATGGCATTGGGCATCGACGATTCCGCGCATGTGGTCAGCCGTTCCATGGATTCGCTCGTCTCCACGATGAGCCTCTCCGACGCGGACTGGTCGAAGACCGGCAGGCTGAACGTCACGGCCGGCACCGGCGCCAATGCCGGCGACGGCGATCTGCGGGAACTCATCGCGGCCGTCGAATCGCTGCACGACGACCTCGGATCGATCATCGCCAGGTGTACGCCGACGATAGGGGACCGCGACTTCGCAAGGAAGGTGAGAAGTGCAATCGCTTGAATACGTGTGCGCGGCCACAGGTGAGCGCATCGGCTTCGAGGGGCCGCTGTACGGCGAGACGCTCACGGGACTGCGAGCCCGCGTCTGGGACTACAGCCTCGCCTCACGTGGCATGACGGGCATCACCCGCAAGGCACGCGAGGCGACAGTCACCGTGAAGATCCACGATTCTCCAGCCACGCTCGACCTACTGCGCCGCCTCGCGGACGCCGACATGGCATCCGGGAACCCGGGCACGCTCGTGGCCGACGGCGAATGGGAAGCCAAAGCGTGGATCACGAAAAGCGAACCGCAATCCATCACGCCCACGATGGTCGAGACGCAGTTGACCATCGTGCTGGCCGATGGCGTGTGGCGCCGTCCGACCATGACGCATTTCACGCCGCGATACGATTCCGGAACCGCCGACCTTGACTATCCATATGATTATCCGCATGATTTCGCCGGCATGGCATTGGGTGCCGAGATCGTCAACGACACGTCCATCCCGCAGCCGGTCAAGCTCACGATATTCGGACCATGCGCGCAACCGTACGTCATCATCGGAAACAACCGGTACGAGGTCGACGTGACCGTGCCATCCGGCTCGCGTCTGGAAATCGACGGCACCGGCGATGTCAGGACCGTCACCATGGTCAGCGGCACAGGTCTCGCCACAAACTGCTTCGCGCAGGCCGTGCGAGGGTCGGGCAAGGATTCCGGCCGGTACGTGTTCCAACCGCTCGCGCCCGGAACACAGCCGATCAGCTGGCCGGGAGGATTCCAATTCGACTTGACGGTCTGCGAGGAAAGGAGCGAACCGCCATGGACCTGATCGTCACCGACGCCACAGGCAAACCCGTGGCGAGCCACGCCTCATACACGCTCGACCTCGCGTTCGGTAGAGGGGAGAACGACTTCGACCTGCAGGTCGAAGACGCCGCGCTCAAGGCGGGGAGCCGCATCATGATCGACGGCACCGAGTACGGCGGCATCATCGACGACACGGATGTCGACGTGGACGGAGGCCTGTCCACCGTCACATGGCATGGCCGCGACTGGCATGGAGTGCTCGCCTCGAAGATCATCGAACCGGACAGGAACAACGATTACCTCACCCTGTCCGGCACGATTCCCGTCATCATGCGCACGCTCGTCAGCCGTGCGGGATTGCAAGGCCTGTTCACCGTCACCGACGAAAGCGCCGACCACAAGACCACCTGCCAGTTCGACCGGTACGTGGACCTGTACAGCGGTCTGGTCAAGATGCTCAGGGCAAGCGGACTCAAACTCCGGTTGCGTAATGACGGCGACAAGGTATCCATGAGCGCCATGCCCGTCCGCACGATCGGCGACAGCATCGACTCGGACCTCATCGACTTCACCGCCAAACAGGCGGCGCACCCGATCAACCATCTCATCTGCCTGGGCAAGGGCGAACTCAAGGACCGTACCGTCATCCACTGGTACGCCGACGCGAACGGCACGTTCAGCCACACGCAGACCCTCAAAGGCCTTGACGAACGCACCGCCACATACGAGTTGTCCAACGCCGAAGCCGACGAGCTCGAGGACAAGGGCAGGCAGAAATTCCAGGAACTTCGGAACACCAGCACCATCGACGTGGACATTCCCGACGGCATCGACGCGGACGTCGGCGACCTGGTCACGGGCCGTGACAACAACACGGGCCTCGTCGTCACTGCCGAGATCTCCAAGAAGATCGTCAAGGTTTCGGGAGGCGTGCTCACCGTCACCTACGAATCCGGAGGTGCCAGCGCCGGCGGCAACAGCGGAGAATCCTCCATCGGGGATGGTGGCCACGCCTACTACGCTGGAGCCGGCCTCAAACTCGACGCCTGGACGTTCAGCGCCGACGTGACCAGAAACGACATCGACTCGCTCAACAACGCATTGTCGGGTAAACAGCCGAAAGGCGACTACATCACCGGCCTGAAAATCGGTTCGGTGGACACGCTCGCCCCCGGTGCACAGGCAAGCGCGTCGCTCACGGGCGCCGGCAGCGACAAAACCTTGAATTTGGGGCTTCCGAAAGGCGACCAGGGTCCGCAAGGGGAGCAAGGAGCGCAGGGCGTTCAGGGAGCTAAAGGCGACGTCGGCCTTCCGGCGCTCGTGATGAAGAAATCCCTCGTCGGCGAATATCCGGTGGGATCCACTTTCACGGGGAACGTGAGCGAATGGTTGAACCGAACACCACTCGCCAACGAATATTCGACCGCATTGTCAGGTGGCGGAAAATACAGCATCGTCTGGCAGTGCGTTTCACAGTCCGGCAGCCTATTCACGGGAAAGACGATTTCCCGTCAATCCATCATCGGTGCGCAAGGCCCCAAAGGAGCCACTGGAGCCGCCGGGCCTACTGGTCCGCAAGGCCCTGAAGGTCTGAAGGGTGACAAGGGAGACAAAGGGGATATCGGGCCAGCCGGGCCAGCAGGTCCCACCGGGCCTACTGGTCCTACCGGTCCCATTGGCCCCACCGGTTCTACTGGAGCTACCGGGGCCACCGGCCCGCAAGGCAAGCAAGGAGCGCAGGGCGTTCAGGGACTGCAGGGTCCACAGGGGCCGTCCGGCCCGCAGGGCGCCAGCGGCGTGACGGCACCCGCATCAGGATTCTTCACGCTCCAGGTCGATCCGAACGGGGACCTGTACGCCGTATACGCGGACACCGTGTTAGAGGCTCCCGTCTCCTACGATCCGACGACGGGCGACCTGTACTACACGATCAACGACGGAAAATAAGGAGCACGCATGACGAAGATTCTGCTCGGCAATGTCAAAGGCCCCAAGGGCGACACCGGACCGCAAGGCAAGCAGGGAGTGCAAGGACCGCAAGGCCCGACCGGGGCCACCGGAGCGACCGGCGCCACCGGGGCGAAGGGTCCAACGGGAGCCACTGGGCCACGAGGACTGAGCCTACGGAAATTCAATGGCGACATCAACGGTTCGGGTGATGGCGGAGAAGTGAGAAAAATTGCCCTATCTGGTATTCAGCCAAATGGAAACCTGCAGGTCGGAGACACCATTTTTGACCAATATCAACACACAGATGGTCTTGAACTTGGGTTCTGGCAGGTCACCGCCATCAACGGTAGCGATGTGACTGTCAAAGGCGTCGGTAGCTACATCGTGCACAAAGGGCCGAAGGGTGACAAGGGAGACAACGGCATGAGCGTGAGCCAGGCATTCATCGCCGCCCACCCCGTGGGCTCCCTTTACTGGACCACTTCCACGGCCAATCCGGGAACAACCTACGGAGGCACTTGGAAGGAATGCGGCACGACGCTTCCGGGACACATCTACCAGCGCACAGCCTGAAAGAGAAAGGAACATCAATGGCACGAACCACGAACATCACCAGATACACCTGCGACCGATGCCACGCCTCCGCATACCTCGCCGACGGTGACCCACGCACCTCCAGCGACTGGCACGACATCACCCACACCACCGTCGACGGAGTCGCACAGGGCGCGCTCGTCTGTACCGCATGCTGGCAGACGTTCAAAGCGCTGGCAGCCACGCAGGACGCCGCCTACGCCGCATACCTCAACAACACAACAGATAGGAAGGAATGACCATGACCATGAATCTCATCACCGGCAAGGCCGGCGCTCCGCACATCACATCCAGCGACCAAGGAGCCATGCAGGCCGGACTGGTCGGAAACGGCAACTACCTGCTGCAAGGCAGCGACGGCAAATTCCCCGCCGTGACCATGCAGTCAGCAAACAAAGCGCTCATCCCGGTCCTCAACCTTGTGATCGAAGGACGATACGCACGCGTCACCGCGGCGGAAACCGTCACCATCGAAAGCGGAGTCACAGGACGGAACCGCAACGACCTAATCTGCGTGAAATACACGCGAGACTCGAACAACATCGAAACGATCGCGCTCGCGGTGCTGAAGGGCACCGCCACCAGTGGCACGGCGGCTGACCCCACGGTACCGTCGGGTAGTATCCTGAACAATTCCGGCACCGTATGGATTCCGATCGCCCGTATCCCGATCAGTGGCATCACCGCTGGAACTCCTGTCATGCTTGTCAAGCAGTTGCCTCCGATGAGCCAGCTGTGGGATTCCGTAACCCAGCCATGGAACCCTCCATACACGAACAGCAGACTCACTCTATGTCGCGTCGGACGCATCGTCACGATCAACGGCAACGTCAAGTTCAACGGCAGTGGACAGCAGAACTACTCGACGGCGGTTGAGACCGTCCCTGAAGCGTTCCGCCCGCTCGCCGACCAGAGCATCATATCGTTCCCGTCCTGCGGTTTCAGCCTGCTTGTCATGCGTGACGGGAAGGTGCAGATGCTTGGCGACCCGAAATCCGCTTACTCCACGGCGCACGGCTGTTGGATGGCACTGCAATAGCTTTCCGTAACCCTGTACCAGGATTCCAATTGGATCATCATGCGTAACGGCAGGATGATTTTGATCAAGTTCAGTGGGAAAATCGGTTCGGGCAGTTGGGATGCTGTTGAATGTCCGACAAAGCTCGCGTCCTGGTATCGTCCCATCGTTGACTTGTCGACTGTCTGCCTTGTATCAAATGGGCAAACGTCGCGAAGCCTCACGGCCAGAGCTGATGGAACTATCCGAGTGGCGAACATGGGAGCCACGGGCAGCAATCAGAGTTGCGCCGGCTCGCTCTGCTATCCGATCCCATGAGGATAGCTTTCCGTAACCCTTTCCGCGCCGAACACGAACTGGAAAGTGGATTACCGCACCGCCTTGGTCGGCAGGATGCTTCTAGTCGCATTCCACGCCAATCGCCTCAACGCCGATTGGA